AAAAATAAATATGTGGTCACTCACCAAACAACATACTTTTGTGGATAAAAAATCCACTTTTTTTAAAATATTTTTAGGTGTCAACAACTGACCCTATTAAAACATATGAAAGGGGAGAGTTACTCCCCTATCATTATGCTGCCTTTTGCTCTTCTGTTGAAGCTTTCTTATACGCGGTTACTAATTTCTTCAACTCACCAATTGCTTTTCTAGCTCTTGCTTTGTTTACTTTCTTAGTACCATTGTGCTCAGTTTCAAAAGTTGTGAATAGAGCTTTCATTTTTTCGAATAGTTCTTGACTGTTCATAGTTTTTGTTTTTAAATGTTTATCCTAATCCCGTATTGGTATTTGTTTTATTACCAATCGGCATTGCTTCCATATACTTTTTATGTAACAATTGTCTTTCCATTTCGGCACCATTTGCACTTTCCTTAGTTGCTATCATTCCATCTGGCGATGTTGCTGTGTAAACATCTAAAGTACCATGCGTAGTATCCATCTTCGCTGGGAAGGTGATACCATCTTGTCCGAAACGATTCTTCATAATATGCACCCTAGCGGTATTGTTCAATTTATCTTTAGCTTTTCTACTCAAACTCATAATAAAATCTGCGTTCATTACTTTAGCGTAAGAATCTGCAATCTTATCTGCTTCAATAACTTCCGAATCAATTGCTGAACGATTGGTTTGCGATGCTGTCCAAATTGGAATTCCTAACTCACCACTCATTCCTCTTAAATCAATATACACACCACCTTGCTCAGCGTATGTACTATCGGTTTTGTTAGAATGTGATAATAGTAAATCGGCGTAATCCACAATAACTAAATCGGGCTTATTACCGGCTGCCATCATCTTTTCTAAATGAGCTTGAATTGTTTTTGAACTTGCTGCTTTAGGTGGGAAGTATTTTATTTTGAGTTTACCTCTCAACTTCTTTAATGCGGAAAGTACTTGTTCTTTTTTCTCTGCTAAATCATGCGATGCTATGTGTGAGAATACGGTATCGTATCTCAAACCAACATACTCTTGTGATAATTCCAAAGAATAATGTGCAACGGTCATACCAGCTCTTACAGCGGCTGCTCCTAAAGCACATAATACCCAAGTCTTACCAACACCAGAAGGTGCTACTACCACTCCTAATTCGCCAGGTCCTAAACCACCATTCATTAATTCGTTGATACATTCCCAATCAGTTGGTACAGTATCACGTTTTGTTTCATCGTATCTCTTTTCAAAATCAATAAGATAATCCATTCCCAAATCTGAATCAACACCTACTTTCATTGCCTTATCAACCAAGTCTTTGATTTTATCATAGTTGCCCGATTTCAACAAATCAATAGATTGTACAATTACATTCTTTAAGTTTTGGTTTATACAAAATGATGTGAACTCATCTTTGATATATGCTAAATCAGTATTACCAATTTGTCCATATACTTCTTTGAGTTGAGTTACGATTGTCTTTTGTAGAGATTGGTTTTCAAGTTTAGATACTTGAACTTTGAATACATCTAACGAAGGTACTTTATTGTAATCTTTATGATGCGATACAATTTCATCCACTATCCATTTATTTGCTTCGGATTCAAAGAACTTCTTATGGATTACATCTGAAAGTGTATCCATCATTCGTTCATCCGTAAGCAAAGCAGATATTACTTTGGTCTGAAATGATTGCCCATATTTTGAAAGTGTATCTTCGCTGTGCATAATTTAATTGGTTTACAAATATACAACAATTTAGTGATTACACCAAATTATTTTACTATTATATTTGTATAAGTTGATTTTAACCAATCGTTTATGTCTTTCCAGTTCTGAAGGATTTTATACTTCATAGCGGCTTTGATAAATTCCATCTTATCAAACTTTTTGTTTGGTTCAGCGAATCTATCATTTATTTTCAACTTCGTATTTGTATTGATATGTGGTTCTTGCAATTGCATGATTTGTCTATTTCGTAACACATCATTTTTTGATGCAAGTATATCTTCATAGATTTTGGCTTCTCCCTTTTTATCTTCACATATTTGAAAGAACTCATCAAAAGTTATTTCTCTATCTTCAGTTAATTCAGGAAATCTTTTAAGAACAGTCTTTAATCCACATCCCTTAACGCCAGGCACATTATCAGAGTTATCTCCATCTAATGTTCTGAATAGTAAAAGGTTTTGTGGATACAATCCATATTCTTCTTTAACCATTTCTCTATTGTAAAGTTTCTTTTTAGTTGGTGAATAGACAAATGTCTTTTCATCCACTAATTGTAAAAAATCTTTATCGGTAGAAACAATGAAACATTCTTCACCTTCACCAAGCACATGCTTAGCAATGTGTCCAATTACATCATCTGCTTCTATACCATCATATATCATTGTAGTGATTGGTAAACTATCTAATAGGTCTACTAACCACACAAATTGTCTTTTCATTGAAAGTTGCTCATCTTCTTGAGACATCATTTCTGGGTATTGTCTATTAACCCTAAAACGATTCTTACCTCTATCAGCTTTATATCCTTCAAACAATTCTTTCCTACCTTTAGAACCACCCTTACCATCAAAGGTTAAGATAACTCTAGTTGGATTGAATTGGCGGATTGAATATCCGATTGAATTTAGTGAACCAATAACTCCACCCGTATGGTCACCATCCTCATTCATTGTGGGGTTGGTAGTCCAGCTACGGATGAAGGTATTGAGTCCATCTATGATAAGAACTCTACCATTCCTCACCCTTTGGATGTTGGCAGTATGTTCTACTTCTACTTCATTAAGTAATTGTTTGTAAAGTTCTTTCATTTTTTGTAACCTTTATTAATCACCTATTACTTCTGAGTCTGTCACCAAACTATCAGTATCAAGTGAATCTTTTTTGTATTGTGAAATTGTTGCTTCGCAAATCCTTTTATAGATTTGCTCCCTAACTTCATTGTTAGCATCTAACGTTGAAGGGAAATCTTTGGATTGGAATTTAATCACTTCACCAGTATCAATATCAGTATATTCATACCAAGCTCCTGATTGTTTTACAATACCATTGTCCTTCATTATTGCTAACCAAGCTCCATAGTTATCAATTCCTCTGTCAAAGAAGATATCGAAATCGGCGGAACGTAACGGCGGTCCCATCCTATTCTTTACTACCTGACAACGTACTTTGATACCTACGATTCTTTCGTTACCATTCTCCTTAGCCTTAATAGTTCCCATACTCTTTAATCTCAAACGAACTGAAGCATGGAAAGCGATTGCTTTACCACCACTTGTTGTCCAAGGGTCAGAGAAAGGCATTGCGTTCATTTTCTGTCTTAACTGATTTGTGAAAACCAATGTGATTTTCTGTCTACCAATTAAGTTAGTGATTTTACGCATTGCTTTGGAAATAATGATTGCCTTATCGGTAGCGTAACCATCTTTACCATAATCTGCTTCCATTTCTTTTTCAGTAGATGCGGCGGCAACGGAATCCACCACAATCGTTACATACTTATCTTTGGATTGCGTTCTTACTTTTTCGATGATTGTTTCGGTGTACTCAAAACATTGTTCAACAGTCTCAGCTGCTACATACAACATCTTAGATACATCAACTCCGATAGCTTCTAAGAACTCTCTACTTACGGCATTTTCAGTATCAATCAACACAGCGATACCACCTAACTTTTGTGTTTCGGCAAGTAAGTGTGCTGAAAGTAATGATTTACCACTTTGCTCAAGTCCTGTCACTTCGGTAATTCTACCAACAGGCAAACCACCATAAGGTCTATTGGAAATAGCAACGTCCAACAACGATGCTCCGGTTGAAATCCAACCATCTACATTTGTTGGTGCTTCATCAGAATCCAAAAAGAATGCTACTCTTTGGTCCTTTGATTGTTTGTTTAGTGACTCGGCCAGCACTGCTGCCAAATCAACTTCTTTAGTTGCTTTTGCCATATTCTTTATAACTTATTTTATGAATTGAAAAGGTCATCAAATGCTGCTGCTACATCATCTAATTTCTTAGCTGGTGCTGCCGCTGGTTTTGATGGAGTTGTATCAAATGGTGCGTCATCCTCATCTTTCGCTGTTGAAGAAAGGGTTTCAGCTGATGCTGATTTCTCATCTTCAGAAGCTGCGTTAGATGGGTTTAACCAACCTTCTAATACATTCTTCAATTCTGCATAAGTTAATTCAGAATAAAGTTCGGTGATTTCTTTTTGCTCAGAAAGAAACTTATCATTTTCAGCTTTAGTTGTTGCTAATGGTGTTTCTTTTGGCTTAACACGAATTGTTGTTACAGGGTAAGAAGTACCACTGTCTTCTGCGGATACAACTTCAACGGTAATATCTCTACCAGTTTCAGGATCGGTAATATCACCATAATCAGGATCAGCCATATAACCAAGAATTTCTTGATATACAGTTTTACCAAAGCCCCAGAATCTTACACCTTCACCTTCCTCACCTCTTACCAATACTGGTACGAAGGTTCTAAGTTTCGGCTCCATTTTCTTTGCAGCTTTCCAATCTTCCTTATCACCCATTCTTTTAAGTTTATCAGCAAACTCAACGATTGGGTCAGGTCTGCCAAAACTCATTGGAGATAAGTAAGTTTTGTTGTTGATGTTGTAGTGAAAATAAAGTTCAATAAAAGGATTCTCTTTATTGAATTTGTACGGCACCAATCTGATTGTGTGTTTGCCTGGTGCTGGCTTCCAAAGTTCTACTGTGGTTCTTTGGGTGTTTTGCAGTTTGTTAAGTCTGCTCTTAATTGCGTCTAAATT